CCAATGGCCGCTCACTTTGAGCTTGATAATGTTGACCTTATGGTTACTCAGTGGGAATACCGCTCAGAACTGGCTCGTCAGGCTGGTCTAACTCTTGCCAATGCCCGTGATAAGCAGATTGCTGCTTATGTTGCAAGAGCTGGTGCTGAAGATCTAGTTTGGTCAGGCAACACTACTACTGGTTCTGTTGATAGTTCTTTAGACCCACGCGGCGTTGCTAGTGGTCCAATGTTCTTGAATGCTGCTTTTGCAAACCTTGGTCTATCAACTGCTTCTGCAACCGATAGAACCAACGCTGCACTTGCTGCTCTAAAGGCAATTGAAGATTTCTTTGTATATCTACAAGAAATCAACGCTCCAACCGATGGCGTTACTTTAGTTGTTACCCCACGCGCATTCCAAGACATTCGTGCTCTTGGTGTTGCAAGAGAAGCTGCTCATATTTATGGCGGCGTTACTACTGTTGGCGGCGCTCGTCCATACTTTGCTGGCGTTGCAGAAGTAGGTGGCCTAGGTGCTCAACTCGGTATGGGTATGAACAACTATGCTGATACTCTTGAGTACATGGGTGCTACCATTATGAAGAGCAGCCACCTACCTGTTAGCAACTTCTCAGATGTTGGTGAGTCTCGTTATAACCTCAGCTTCGGCAATGCTGGTATTAAGGGTATTCTCTTCCAGCGCTCAGCCGTAGGCTCCCTAAGCCTAATGGGTATGAAGGTAGACACTGTTGATGATGTTCGTCGTAACACCACCTTCACTGTCGCTAGCATGCTCAAGGGTACTGGCGTACTCCGTCCAGAATGCGCTGCTGTGCTTGTAGGTCCAACCGCTTCAAACACTGGTACTTACGCTAAGGGTAGTGGCTTCCTATTCTCTAACTCAACAACAGTAGCTACTGCTGTTGATGCCGCACATGAAGGCGGTGCTGAAGCTGCGCTTGCTCGTAACGAGCTTCGCGTACTATTCGGCGCTAACTTCAGCCGTGAGTTTGTTGCCACTAGTGGTGCTGGTTTCCCTTATTGATTAATTAATTAAACTATCCCTATCAAGAAAGGAGGTAAACAATTTGTATTTGTTTGTTTTACAATCTTGAGGGGAGGTGATCTAATTATCTACGCGGTAGCCCCTTAACTGGGGCTATCGTGTTTTCTTTTTTTCCAAAGGAGGCTATTAATGGGAATGATTACAAAATTACAAGCTGTTAATAACATGCTTTTGGCTGCTGGTGAATCCCTAGTAGCCGACCTGAATAATGAATCTGGTATTGATACTGAAATTGCATTGCACATATTAGATATGGTTTCTACTGATTATCAGTTAAGAGGCTTGGCTAATAATAAAGTAATAAAAAAAATAAACCCAGATACTAATGGTAGGATCTTCTTACCAACCCAAGACAATGATGAAGATGGTATTATTTCCGTAGAGTTACTAACTACACAATTCTCAACCATCAACCAACAAAAGATATTTGCAAGATTCTTAGAAGGATCTCCTCCTAAGATGTGGAATATTACTGACGATAGTGATGTGTTCCCTAATAATAACATAGATTATTATTTTGAAGTTGTGTTTAAGTTAGCTTGGGAAAACCTAGAAACAACAGTCCAACGAGCTATTCTTGCTACAGCAGCTCGTCAATACCAAGTAGTCACTCAAGGTGATGAAGCCTCAGACGCATTCTTGGCTTATCAAGAACAGATATTCTCTGCTAAACAAAGAGCAGCGGATATTAATGATAAGAAAAGAAACATCTTTGAAAACGGGGATATTGGAACACGGTCTGCTGCTAAACGAATTCCATTTTCATATGACCCAAATAGATTCAGATACTGGAGAACTGTTTAAAGGAGTTATAAATGAGGCCAATTAAAAGAAGAAGCCCTAGAGGTTCTGTTACTAATACACGCATTCCTGTGTTCTCTTTAAACGGTGGTGTAGGCCGTCAGGCTCCCAACAAAAGACTTCCATCTGAAGCACAGAACATTGATAATGCTGTTGTGTCATTAGAGAAAGGATTGGAAAAACGGGCTGGGTTTAGACTTGTTAAGCAGTCTGGTATTGACAGTTTATCGTCTATCGACTTTTCTAATGCTGCCTCAGATATTCATTTAACTTCACTTCAAAGTGTAGCCGCTGGTCATAAACTATGGTTTTACTGGTATGTGATTAATCCAGATAATACCTTCCTTATTGCTATTGACTATAATGCTACTGGGTCTGTTGAAAAGCTTTTCTATGCTTTTAAAGTAAACCCAGATGCTACTTGGACTGATATCACACCAAGACCACAGTGGGATCCAGACGATCCTGCTATCCCTAATACATATGATTCAAACGATGCTGAGTCAGTTGTTGTCAATAACTATATGACAGCGTATAACAACGAAAACCCAGCAGCTACAATTACATACTCTCAAGCTAAGTCTCATGGTTGCGTTAATCTAGACTCTCGTAATTATATTACCTTTGGTCAAAACCTAGGTTATAATCCAGAAGATGTTTTAGAAATAGCCTCTGTCTTTTCTACTTTACTTGTTTTAAATAAGAAAGTAAAAGCAGGTTTTTCTTCTGGAAAGGCTGGCAAGCTTTTTAATTTAGACGGCACTGTGTCAGCAACCGACGATATTGCTGGTAGACCTGTAACTTATTATAGTTCTGTATATGTAAATCCACAGTATGGTGTTGATAATATTTTCCTAGGTTATAAACCTGTAGCTCCTGCCCAAATTGGAGCAACATCAAAACCAAATATTGAAGTATCTGACTATGAGTATTCAGATAGTCAGTATGCTTATATTGGACAATCTTTATCTTCTGCTCAGAGTTTAAAACTACCACCAGATAGCGATGACTGGTTCTCTACCAACGCACGATATACGCTAGTAACAAGCAATCCTGTTGTTGTAGATGATACTGCTCGTCAAATGTTAAGAGTTTTACACGACCCAGAAACACCACACTATGATACTTTTGTAGATGGCAAGCGTTTACCTGATGGTAGAGGAAAGGTTTATTTCTTTAAAAACAGTTATATAACTATTCCTTCTGGTTATTATAGAATTCTTACATTCTCTCAATCGGACACTGCTTATCAAGTTACAACCGACTGGGGAGCAGGAACTACTTTAATAAGTGGTGAGGGTACTCCATATCTACAAAGACTTAGACACCCAGACCATTGCTCTCTATTAGACAGCCGAAGAATGCCTCAGGTTCTTCTATTCAATGCTTCTGCTGCTGGAATAGATAGAGACTGGACTTTGAAAAAAGCTACATGGACACCTAGATATACTGGTAAGTTTGAAGACAATCCCGGTCCAAGTGTCTTTGGTGTTGGTGGAGATGCAACTCATGCTGAAATAACAGCCATGACTGTTTATAAAGACCGCTTATATTTTGCAGCTAAGGATACAGTCTTTTCATCTAGACTTGGAGACTACTTTAACTTCTTTATTAATGATCCTAGTACTGGTATAACAGTTTCTGATCCTATTGATGTAAGTGCTTCTTCATCTAAGTACTCTGAAGTAGATTCTTTAACACCCTTTAAGAACTTCTTATTCATTGTAACCAAGAATAATGCACAGTATAAGCTTCAAGGTACTGACTCAACTGCCGATGTATCCCCCTTAACGGTTTCTATTTCACCAGTTACTTATTATTCTGCTGCGCCATTAACAAAGCCATTCTTAATGTCTTCGCAGTTATACTTCTTAGATAGCAAACGGTTATATGCATTGTTTGCCGCAGAAGGATCAGAAATATCACAGGCAGTAGAAACCAGTTTTGTATGTCCTGACTATTTACCAACAAACTTTGGTGCTTCTTGTGTAGCACAGCCACAAGATACTATTTTATTTGTGGACAATGATAGTAAAAACAATATCTATTCTTATGTAAATAGATCTTCTGGAGATCGAATACTACAGTCTTCATTCTATCGTTATATACTAGACGCTGGAACAGAAGTTGTTTCTTTAAACTCTATTGGTAATTTTGTTTATGCTGTTACAAAGAGATTAACAAAACCATCAAGCGGTGTCTATTACTATTTCTTAGAAAGACACCGTATAAAATTAGAGGATAAAGCAATCCCACGCATGGATAGAATGCTGGACTACAAACTAATTGAATACAATGTAAGTACAAACCCGAATAACTGGAATGTAAAGTACAATTCAACAACAGGTGAAACCACTTTTAGATTCCCATACACTCTAGATAGTACAGTGTTATCAAAATACTGCATTGTCTTGGGCAGTAACTGGGGAAACGATAGTGGTGCTATACTAACCATTCAATCAATTACCAACGATGTAAGCAATAACTTTAGTGAAGTGGTTGTTACTGGTCAAATATCAGATATATTTGATGCTGGTTACGCTGGTGCAATTAAAGGTTTTGCATACACTGGTAAGAATATTTGGTTTGGTATAAAATATACAACTGAAGTTGAGCTATCAACTTTATACTTACGCGACGAAAATAATAATATTGTGGACGGTGTTCTGAATATTAGAACAGGTATATTTAGATGCTTTGATACAGGTAATTTTGATATTGTTGTTACCCGTAAAGGAAGATCTTCATTAACCTCGTCCTTCTCTTCACAAAAAACAGACGAAACTATTTATCAAGATGTGATACCTTTAGAAACTACTCAAACAGCTGGAGAGTTTGTAGCTAAAATCTTTGGTTATTCCAATGATTTAAGTATTAAGATTGTCTCTAGTTATGTAACTCCGTTGAATATTACTAATATGGAGTTTAAGGGTAAGTTTAAACAAAAGTATTCCACACTTGAATTCTAAAAACATCCGTTCTCCTGCCCCCGCATTCTCTTAATTGGGGTGTGGGGGTTTAACAAGAAAGGTTTTAAATGCCCTCTAACTTTGACCTAGCACAGACATCTGTTGAATATGATAATTTAACAATATCTGGATATCCCCATGTTGTTAGCTATAGCTCTTTAGATCTTATTCCCGGTATACCACACATAGATCAGCTAGAGATTGAAAGAATCTTTGATACTGGCGCTAAGACTGGTAATACCGTGTTCACCATTTCTGACAGAAGACGGCTTTTCAAACTTCCAAAGAACTGGTACACAATCAATGAAACAAATAAAACAGTTTCAATACTCCAGTTTTCAACAATAGCAAGCAATGTAGTTGCTTTCAATCTTACAACAGGTCTAGGTCTTTTATACACTTCATTAGATGGCGGATCTTCTATAGTTATCCCAAACCTTGGGGCTAATGATACTATTATTATTAGAAGAAAAACCTTATCTGAAGATAAACTAGTAAGCTTTACAGCTGGTTCTAGACTAACCAGTGGGCAATTAAACCTTAGCAATTCACAGTTAATCAATATTCTTCAAGAAGTTCTTTGGAAATTAAATGAAGAAGTTATTATTAAGTACGATAAAGATGCTATTGACGGTCCCTTCTTAGGTCAAATTGGCGGTTCATTCGTGGATGTTGGCGGTAATATTGATATGAACAGTCAACGGATTACTAATCTTGGCATAAGTGGAACTCTAAGTGATGCTATGCCAAAAAGCGAAATAAGCGATGTCTTATTTAGACACGGCGTAATCACAAAAGACACAGCACCAGTTAGCAACCCCGGTATACAGAACGATGTAATTGAGGGTACAGTAAATGAGGGACGCTCTGGTATCTGGTTTAACCCACAGGATGGCAAGCTAAGGGCTTGGGCAGGCAACCAATGGGTGATTGTAACCAACGCTATCAACCCCGGCGTAAATGCCAGCCTAGTCCAAACAAACACAGCCCAGAATATTAGCGGAGCTAAGACATTCTTAGCTGCTACAACATTTGACAACACTGTTACTTTTACCAGTAATATTAGTTTAGCTGGAGATCTTATTACAACAGATACTGGTACTGTCAATGTATTTAATACTACAGCTACAACATTAAACATTGGTGGTGCGGCTACAGCAGTAAATATTGGTGCTGTAACGGGAACGACAACGGTACGGAATGCATTGGCGGTTAGCGGTACTGCTTCCGTGACCGGAACTCTGACGGCTGGCGGAAACACATGGCCGCAATGCGTGATGACGCATTATGACCAGACCACCACTTATACAACAACCGGAGTGACTAGGGCTGGTCCGGTTCGTTTGGCTGTTCTTGACACATCCATCGTTCCTCGCAGCGCATCGAGCAAAGTTCTCGTAAACGCAAAAGTTTCGTGCGAAGTGCAGCATAATTCAGTTTTGTACTTGGTACGAAACATCGGTGGAACGAGAACAGAAATCGGAAGCGGTCTGTCTGCCGAAAACAGGAATTATGGAATGAGCGTAGCGAATTACGACATTGATAACGCTACCACTCCATTCAATATCCAACTTCTTTATCTTGATTCTCCGGCAACTACTTCATCAATCACATATGAAGTATGGTTTAGTTCAGAGTTGAGTGGTACAACATTGTATCTAAATCGTACGGTGGAAGATGCGAACAATGTTGGTCTTGAACGGTTGAGTTCCCAAGTCGTATTGCAGGAATACTTCGCGTGATTTCCGTCCGCCACAACGAAATCGTTTAACGGACTCCGACAATGGCAATGACCAAATCGACATCAGATCAGATTAATTTCCAAAACGCTAGTTATAGTTAATATTAGTACTATAAGATAAGGAATAATATAAATGCCTAATACAAGTATAACATTCCCATCCAGTCCAAGCCTAGGTCAACAATATACATATGGAACAATGACATATGTATACGACGGTACTTCTTGGTCTGTTGACGATACTATTGTAGCTGGTCCCCTAAAAATAGACTCGGTTAATAGCCGGGTTGGTATCAACACAACCACACCAACCGTTTCTTTGGATGTTGTAGGAGCTTTAAAAGCAAGTGGAGCTACAACTCTTAGTTCAACCTTAGGGGTAACAGGAGCTACAACTCTTAGTTCAACCTTAGGGGTAACAGGGGCTACAACTCTTAGTTCAACTCTAGATGTAACTGGTAATACCACTATAACTGGAGACTTAGCTGTTAATGGCTCAGATATAACCACTACAGGCGCTGGCATAGCGAGGGTGTTTAACACCAATGCTTTAAGTCTTTGTCTAGGAGAAGCTGCTACAACTGTATCTATAGGAGCAGGCACAGGAACAACAACAATTAATAATGGTCTAGTGGTTCCTCTTGGTCAAATTAAGTTCCCAGCAACTCAAAACGCGAGTTCAGATGTCAATACCTTAGATGATTACGAAGAAGGCTCTATGGTGTTGGCAAATAATCAGTTTAGCTTTACTACTACACCCGGTAACTACACACTATCTACTACTAATGCTCAGAAAACTATTAACTATACAAAAATTGGTAATAGAGTTTTTTATGATGGGTATGTTGCTCTTTCTGCAATTACTGCCGCAGGAACTGGAGGATTACTAATAACAGGTTTACCTATAAGTATGGTTGGTCCATCTTGGTTTACTTGTTATTTTGCTGGTTTAGCAGCTGGGGCTGCTACACAGGTTATTGGTCAGTGGGAAGGAACAAATATTTCCTTTTACTATGGAGCTACGGCTGGAACCAGTGCAGCCGCTATAGGTCCAACTCTTCTTACTGCTACTAGTCAGTTTAGATTCAGTGGTGTTGGTAGGGTAGCTTAATATGTCTCTTAATACTGCTGTTAATATAAACACACTAAATAATCCTTATTATTGGTCAGCAGAATGGGCAGGAGTTTATCATACCTGTTCTTTAAACTATCCTATTGATGTATTCTATACTAGTAATAGACAAAATAACGATATTTTAAACTACGATCCTAGTGTTCCTACTTGGAAAAACAACCAACTATCAACTATAACTTCAAACTATAGTAATGCAGACGGTGGTTATTATTATGAAACATATAGCGGTATTGCCGGAAAAGTAGATGGAGGAGTTATTTAATGTCTTTTTCAGAAGCAATGGTATATGTTATAAATTATTATAATCCTGCAACTAATAATGGTTTATACTGGATTGGACCAAGATTAAGTTGGTTTAAAGATGTTAATATAATTACTTCTCAACTTTCTTCTAAAAATATTATTGTTTGGGATGGTTCTAAGTGGGTTAATAAAAGCATAGGTGATGTTACTTATGAGTTTATAAATATTGATGGAGGAAGCGCAGACGAAAATTATAGTGGAATAGGGGAACAAATAGATGGTGGTTTTTCAACCACAACTTATTAACTAAGGTATTATTTTTATGTCAGCATATATTTTTCAAAGAAATATTTTTAATAATATTGCAAATTGGCAGCAACCAAAAATAACTTGGTTTGATGATGTTTCTATTGTTGGTACTTTACAAGCAAACCAAGCATTAGTTTGGAATAGTTCTACTGCTAAATGGGAAAATAAATTTATAAGCACAACAGGAACTTTAGGTGGCTTAGACGGCGGTGCTATAGGAGCATCCCCTAACTATACTACAATAATCCCGACTGTAGATAGTTTCTATAATACATATTAAAGGAGAATAACATGGCTGTTCAAATTCAAGTAAGACGAGGAACGGCTAGTCAGTGGACTAGTACAAACCCAAACCTTGCCGCAGGAGAAATAGGGTTTGAAACAGATACTAATAAGTTTAAAATCGGCACAGGAGTTGCTTGGAATTCAACAGCTTATGCGGTTCAACAAGTAACAACAATTGCTGGATTAACTGATGTTTCAATTACATCTGTTCAAAACAACGATATGTTGCGGTATATTGCTGGCGGTACAAATAAGTGGGTTAATATACCACAAACAGATGTTGTAGATGGCGGAACTTTTTAAGGAGTAAACAATGCCTAATATTTTAAGATTAAAAAGAAGAGTTACTGGATCTAGTGGAACAACAGGATTAACTCTAGTAAATGGTGAGGTTGCTTTTAGTGAAGTAGATAATATTTTATACTATGGAGAAGCAACTGGTGGAAACCCCGGTGTAGTTAGTATTATTCCAATTGCAGGCGATGGTCACTTTATTACTTTAAGCACTAATCAGTCTGTATCTGGTCAAAAAACATTCACAGGTACTACAACTTTTACAAGTAATGTAGACCTCGGCAGTAGCGTTGTCGCAACTACACCAACAAGCTCAGACAACAGCACTAAAGTTGCAACCACAGCTTTCGTTAAAGCACAGGGCTATACTACAAACACTGGTACTTTAACTTCAGTTGGTTTAGACGGTATTACTAACTTTATTACCACTGGTTCTACTCCAGTTACAGGTAGTAGCGGAACTATTACAATGGCTTTAGTTAGCCAAACAGCTAACAAAGTATTAGCTTCACCAAACGGGAGTTCTGGAACACCTACATTTAGATCGCTAGTTGCATCAGATATTCCAGACCTAAGTGCAACTTATATGCCAGCTGCTGGTAATATCACTGTTGGTGGTAACTTGACCGTTACTGGAGACTTTACAGTAAACGGTACAACCACCAATGTCAATACAACTAACATGGTTGTAGAAGATAAAAACATTATTCTTGGCGATACTGCATCACCCACAGATGCTACAGCAGATGATGGCGGTATTACTTTAAGAGGAACAAGTAATAAACTATTTACTTGGAAAGATGCTACAAATGCTTGGACTAGCTCAGAACATTTAGACTTAAATGATA